TGTGCCAGATGTTATTGTGTCTCACGATATGTTTAGAATTACTGCTTTACCATTTATTGCTCAATTAGCATAAGTAACTAGCACCTTAGTTGATGTTAACATTACTGCGGATGAATATGATATTACAACTCAATCGAAAGTAAAAGGTGTTCCAGATGTTATATTAATTTCAGGAAATGCATCTCTTACTCATCAGTTAATTAATTCAACTATTTTTTGTGCTGTTACAACTCATCAAGAAGCTATAATTTGAGATGATAAAACTTCTAAACCTGTTCAACCTCCACCACTTCATACTTCGCTTTCAGTACCTCAAGAAGTTAATTTATATAATTTATCATCGTTTTTAAAATAAAGTTTATTATATCCAGAAGCAGGATTAGCTGGCGTAGCTATTTTTAAGTTTGTTATAGCATCACCGAATGTTTTATTTGTTAATGTTTGTTGTTCAGCAATTAAAGCCACTGTATCAGTAGCATTAGGAAAACTTAATGTACCAGTAAATATCTCATCTACTGCTTTGAATATAATTGTTCCATTAGTAGCACCAGTTATTTTAAATGTACCATCACTAAAGGTTTTTATTCAAGTAATAGTATCAGCACTAGCTAAAGTCATTACTGTTGAGCTAGTAGATGGAAAAGTCATTGTTGTGCTATCAGTTCCTGTAAGTGTTAAACTAGCATTAGCTGTTAAAGTCTTTCAATTAGCAATAGTCAGCGTCGAACCTGTTGCAGGAGCTGTTATAGATATTTTATTTATTGATGTAGCACTAGCAACACCTAAAATCGGAGTAATTAGTGTTGGACTAGTAGATCTAACAAGATCAACTGTACCAGTAACACTATTCCCTAATTGAGTAACAGTATCATCAACGGCATGTGTATGCGATGTAGTACTAGTAGAATTAGTTGATGTCGAAGTAATATCACTAGGTGTTCCTAGTGTAACTGTACCAGATCAAGTAATACTAGTAAAATTCATTCCATTACCACTAGCTACTGATGTTACACTACCACCTCATACAGACGCTTTAAACACTGCATTTCATGTCGAAGTATCTTTTGTGAGTACATATTCATTTGTAGCCCCTGAAACGCTTGTAATGGCATTTATTGCAAGCTGAGCAGTAGTCTGTCCAGTTCCACCATTTTCAATTGCTACTGTACCAGTTATACCAGAAGTTTGTTGTCTTGGTAAAATATTTCCCATAATTTTAACATTAAAAGTTATTCTTACTTATATTTCATTCTATAATTTCAATCAACTTACTTACATATCAATTCATTAAACTTCTTAAATCGTTTATTTTATTCTTTTTATCATCTTCACTAAATATTATTTGATATACCTCTCAAAGAAATAATTTATAATCAACATTATTCAATAATATATGTCATAAATCTCATGCTGGCGTATTAAAAGTGCTTAATTTTACTGCTTCGCTTTGTGTTATCTTTATATACTCATTATATAAATTCTTTTCTATTTGTGATCTTCTTTCTTTTAAATTATTATTATCTAATATCTGTTTAGCATATGTTATTTTTTTATATATATGTTCTTGTAGTATACAATTAAATAATATAATTGTTTGTTCTTTTTCTAATACCGTTTTACCAACATTCAACGATAACTGTTTGACACTATTAGCAATATCGTTCATCTTATCAAGGAAGAAATTGTTTTGCTTCATCTGTTGCTTTAACATTAAAAAAAATGATACTCATACAGCTCATAAGTTTATAAAAGGTTGGATTAGTTCTGTTGATTCCATTTGTCCATTATTACTAATAATTGATATAACTCAATTTTTTCTAGTGGAGTATCTAAAGGAGTTGTTATCCCTTTTTCTTTTACTTTAGTAATAAGGTACTCAGCCCATTGAGGGATTTGTGGCATGTTTATATCATTAAATAATATAGTACTGTCATTTTGAAAATGTGGTTTATCCCACCGCCATAAATCAAATCACCAAACAATCCCTGATTGTTTAGCTATATCAGCGACTTTACGCCATATTCAATAATCTTTAGGATATAACTCTTTACCTAAAAATCAAATATCAATTGCTAATCAATCCTGATGCATTGACCGTTTAAGTTGGCTAGCCCCAGTTTTGATTAGCTCTTTCTGTCTCTCTTCGTTTCTCCATCATTCTACTACAAATATATTAAATCACGCTTTTTTACATTCAGTTAAAAAGAAATTAACTTTTCTTTTAAATCAAGCCTCTAATTTTGATAAATCCCTATTAGTAGTTGTCATTAGTTGTATTGATGATTAAATTGTCTATTTTTTATTATAGTCCATGTAGTCTCATATGTTTCAGTGAATAACAATAATCAAAGAAACATTGCTATTACTAAGTAGATATAAAATTTATTCATTATTAGTATGATTAATAGATATTTCTTTATAGAATAGATCTTCTTTCATTAAAAGATTTATTTCATTTCTTATTATTCTCATATCTCTTATAATTCTATTTAGAATCTCTTTTTCTGGTTCTGTCATGTGATTATGTACTACTCTTTTACCTATATCAGAATTCATTTTTTGTAATGATTCTTTTAATTCCCTAACTAGTTGTTCTCTCATATATTTATTTATTAATTAGTTCAGGTTCTTTTACTTCTTCGACTGGTTCAATTACTGGTTCTGTTACTGGGTTTTGTTCAATAAATAGTTTTTCAAGCATTTGTAATACTGGTAAAGCCATCTTTGTTGGTTGTTCCATTAAGTAATTTCTTAATTCCATTACTTGTTGTTCTGATAAAATAAGTTGCTTCATGTTTAATGAATTTAATAATATTGTATATATAATATATAATATTTATATATAGTCAATATAAAATTTATATTTGTATACATCTAATATTAAATCAATATGCTCTAACATTATAAAAGAAATCTGCATAACTACTATTAAACCTGAATGCCCAGGCGTAAGTGGTATAAACATCACTCGTCCAGTAAGCACCATCTGTTCCAACTATAAAAGGAGCACCATCATAATAAAATCGTCATCCTGAAACAGGTAGTTTAAGAAGAGAGTTAAATGCTCAAGTAGCATTTTGACTACTCCATGTTGCTTTTTCAGCAGTCCATTCTGCTAAGGTAGGTAGTCTAAATCATGCTGGACATACATTGTTTAATGCTGGTGATCATTGCCATAAATTATCATTTTGAGGGTTTCTCCAATCATTAGGAGCATTTCTTGAATAAATAAAAGAAGGACTCAAAGGAGCGTCTGTGCTTGATTGCACATTAGTTATTGCACTTAAAACTCTCTCATGTCAATCTTTAAGTCTTCACCATTGGTAATAGTTTCAATAAGACATAGGATCAGTTGAGCTTGTTGCAACACGAGCTGCACCTAAATTATAAGCCATCCACGTTTTACCAGTAGTGGGGTTATACACTGTTGGAATAGTTGTTGATGATTGTTTAATACTTGTAAATATCATATTATTAATTTAAAATTTCTAAAACTCTCTCATTACTTAATAATCAAAAATTAGATAACATTCTTATTCCATTAATAGTTCTTTCGTCTTTTAAATCTATTATATTTGCACAATCAAAATCTTTTATAATTGTTTTCATTATAGATTTTCTCATTGTTCTTGTGTCTTCATCAATAGACATTGAATCTATTGTCATTTCGTAATTATCTATTCAAACTCTTTCATCAAATGTAAGTTTATTTCTAAAATCAGATTTAGTTAATTGTATAGGAAAAGGTTTTACATTATAACTTATCATAATGTTATCATCATTTTCAGTATATACATTTTCTATGTATTGATTTACTAATATATCAGGCAAACTAGCTCTTATAACCTCTTTATATCAAAGTTTTGATAATTGATCTTTATTCGGGTTTGATATCCAAACATCATCAAACAATATTGTAGGGTCTGAATAGATAATATTTCAATCTATTAGTTTAGCAAATTCCATATATTAGTAAGTTATATAATTAGTTAAAAATAATGTATCATCTATTTTTAAGAATGAAAATAGATATTTTGTATTAATTGCAATTGTTGGAGCTGTACCACTCCATACTATATTAGCAGGAAATGTAATTGTAGGAGCAGTAGCTCAAGTAAATAGATAAACAACATATTCATTGCCATAATTACTAATAGCAGTTCATAAAGTTAAAGTGAAAGTAGTTCAATTTTGTGTTGTTGTTAAATTAGTGATTGTATTAGTTGCTAAAGTAATAGTACCACTAGACGCACTATTATCAACTTTAGCATAGGGAGGTGTAGCTGTTGGAGCTGCACTTGTCCATATTGTACCATTTGAAACCATTATATTACCACTTGTTCCATGTGCTGGGAATGTTTCATTAGCATTTGGAAGTGTAATTGTCTTTTCAGTACTAGCAGGTCAAGCAAATTTTGTGAACCCATTTCAAGTTCCACCATAAGTTGAAGCAATTACTTGTGTTAAATCAGCACTTCAATCGAATGCATTACCATATATATTTTTAGTAGCAGCTATTTTAGTAGCAGTTCCAGCATTTCCAGTTACAGATCAAGCTATTGCATTGGTACAAGTGATATCTGTCGTCCAAAGTTTAGCTAATCTTGTTCATGTTAAACCTATTGTTTGTGGCGTTGTTTGATTTGTTAATACTGCACCAGCAAGTGATGTTAAATATGTACTAGTATCTAAAGTAAATGTATTTGCTCAAGTCATTTTTACGAATGCTCAAGAAACATAACTTAATCATGATAACGAAGTTAAATTAGTAGATCATGCTTGTTTACCATTAAAAGTGTTCCAATCAGTACTAGTTAAATACCCACTCAATGTTGTTGTTGCTGCTTGTGTTGCTATTACCTGTTGAGCGGAGTTTAAATGATAATATTCTGAGGCAACTCATCATTGTATTCAAGATAAATCATTATGTATTGATGTAGCAGAAGAAGCAAATACAGTACTAAAAGCAGAATCTACTTGCGTTGCTGTACTAGCATTTTTTTGAACTATTATTCTTCAACATAAAACAGCATGTGAGCTTATAACACTTGGCAAACTAGGAGGTTGGCTTACTTGGGCTTGTGCTAGAGTAAAATCACCACTACCTAAAACAATATATAAATGTTTTTGCAATTCTACTCATCTATATATCCAGTTTACAGCATATCTTCCATTACTTAATGTTTGTAATCATGTCCCATTATCGTATTGAGTATTATTATATTGACTCTGGATTGAAGATGTCCATACTCAAGCAACATGATAATTAAAAAAACAATTATCAAGTGATGTGTCTATTGTATCAAGTGTTAATCAATTAGCTCAAGTCCATATAATTCAAGAGGTTAAGTTTATATTTCTTGTTCAAAATTCACTAATAGCTAAACCACTCTCTCTTCGATATCGTTGTGTCTTTACAATTGATTGATGTAGTTTATTTGTTAATCATAATCATAGTGTTGTCCATGGTTGTACATGTAAATAAATTCCATTTCTATATATAGTATATACAGGTATAATATCACTTTCTGTGATTAAAGTTACATTTGTTATTACTCTTATGATAGGAGTTCATAAATTATAATCAGCTACTACATAATTATTTGTATTATCAGTTAAAGCTAAATTAGTTACTGGTCATATTGTATATTTAATAGGTATTCAAGAGAATGTAGCATTATTAAACAAGACATAATCTTCACTAGGAATGTTTATTGTTCAATCTCAATTATCAGTGTATGTTAATCAAGATGTAATTCCTCAATATAAATAATTAAATCTAGTATTTAATCAAGTATTTAAAAGATTTACTGTAGGATATTTAGTTGTACTTGTATTAATTATTGTATTTTCTTTATTACTAGTAGATTCAGCTATATAACCACCATCTTTTATTAATTTACCAGTACTTCCATTAAATAATACCACATTTCAGTCTTCTGCGACAGCTGGACCACTTACATCACCACCTCAAGCAGTAGATATAGCAGCTCTTACAGCTTTTTCTGTTGGTATATTACTATCAGTTCCTGGACTTCAAACAGAATTTACTACATCATATCAATCTCATATTGTACTAGTTCAAGTAAATTTAGGTAGTTTATTTGTTGTACCTGTTCAAGTTACGGGATTAGTTAAGGCATTTTGTTTTAAGCCTATATTACCATCTAATTTATTTATTGCTTGTAAAATTGTATCTGTTCAAGCTAACACACCACTTCAAGAACTAAATCATGTTATTAATTTTCATATTACAGATGCATTAGTAACTGTTGTAGCATTACCAACTGATGTTACTTCTCAAGTAAGATTAGCATTAGTTGTTACTGTTGCAGCGTTTCATGTTACTGAACCGTTTATTGCATTAGTTGCCGTAATATCAGTTGCCCAAAGTTTAGTTAATCTATTAGTTGTATCTCCTATTGTCTGTCAAACAGTTTGATCCTTAGTAACAAATCATGTTACAGCAGGAATATCACTTGTTAAAGCTATTGTTCCAGTTGCTGCTTGTAGCGTAGCTGTATAATCATTAGCACTTGTATTAGCATTGCTTATAATTGTTTTACCAGTACTTGTTCCTTTAGTTGATAATTTATCTTTATCAAATATCTTTTCTCAAGTAACTGTTTGAACATTAGCTAATATCATATCACCATTTCCCGTAGGAGTAGCGAATGTTCCATCTCATCTTAAATATGTTGTAGTATTATTTGGAGGAGTAGGAACAGCTCATCATACAGTTGCAGTCATTACAGGTAAATCAGCTCAAGTAGCAATACTTGGTACTCATGTTGTTGTTGTATTCTTTAATATACCCGTAGATAATAAAGATAAATTAGTTCAATTAATACCAACTACTGTTAAAGCTCAACTCCCCGTAGCGTCTCAAGTATGTGTTGCATTAGTTACTAGTCCACTATAAAGAGTATTTACTGAGTTATCTCATGTGTTAGTTCAAGTTGCTGTACCTCATCAAGTTGCTACATCAGCGTCGGATATTGCTGTATTAAGTTGTGCCACTGTAAAGCTTCAAAGACTTGTTGTATTTCATACCGAGGTAACATGTCAAGAAAGATTAGCATTAGTTGTTACTGTTGCTGCATTACCTGACACACTTCATGTAATAGTATTTGTTACTGTAACATCATTAGCCCAAAGTTTAGCCAGCCTATTAGTTGTGTCTCATATTGTTTGAGGTGTTGTTTGATCAAGGTTTACTTTGCCAGATATATCAGTGGCAAAAGCTACTTGTTTAGCACCTCATGCTGGATCATAAACTGCTGATTGCATATCTCAAGTTCAAGTTCAAGTTGAACTCCAGATTACTCAAGTTTCTGTTGGATTTACTGTTAATGCTTTAAAAGCATTACCTGTTAAATCAGGTAATGTTTGCCCATTACGAGCTATTGCGTATCAAGACATAATTTTTTAAATTAATTTTTAAGTTTGTCAATTAATCACCGAAGCAACTAATGTCCCATAACCACCAGCAGATGTAGTTTCCATTGCCATTACTCTTGCCCACATTGCTGTTACTGGAATAGGGAAATAAAAATTTACTGCTGATCCAGGAGTTCCAGCTAAAATATAATTACGATCTCATATTGTACTTTCTCAAACACTAGAAACAACACTAAAAGAAACCTCAATTTGTTCTGTATACCATTCAGCGGCTGCAGTTGGCGGAGTGTCTTCATTGTCTGATATAGCGTATTGCACTTTTATTTTGAGTTTAGGCAGTGTTGCACCAGCATTAGCAGTATATGTTCAAGCTATCGCTAATTGATTGATTAGACGCGATCTTACCGCTTTGTCTTCATTCTGTGCTGTACTTTCTGCTACTAAAGCAAATGTACCTGTTAGAGTTTGTGGAGTTGTGCGAACTCTTTTAACTCGGGCTATAGGTGAATAAGTCATATTATTTTTTAAATTAATATATTTGTAAAAGGGAGGGCTAACCCTCCCCTTTTATTTGTTTTAAGCTTTTGTTTTATTAAGTTTGGTTATATAGTTGTTCATTCTTTTAGTGATTTTAATTTTAAGTATCCAAATAAATTTTTTAATAGGGTCTTTCATATATAGATGTACTTGTCCTTTATAAAATTTTGTAGGACTTATTTCACAATGTTGATGCTGAGTTAATAATTGTAAGTTTTCTATTCTATTATCATCTCTAATACCATTTATATGATGAACATGTTCATTTGTTTTTAAATATCTTCCAATATTTTGTTCAATTATATATCTATGTTCTCTTATTAAACCATCTCTATCACAATTAGGGTGTTTTGGCATTCTAATTCTGATATAACCATCAATATCTTTTATTCTTTGTTTATAACTTAATTCTCTACATTCTTTAGAACAAAATAATTGACAATGCCCTATTTTTAATGTATTTATTTCTGATATAAAATCTTTTCCACATCCTTTACATTGTTTAGTATAAAATTTATCTTTACACTCTTTAGAACAATATTTTCTGAAACCTTTTATAGTAGGTTTAAATTCTTTCTGACAATACTTGCATAATTTCATATATTTAAAGTTAAATAATATTAACTTAATTGTATAGAAACTATGCTGTAATGTCAATGATATATTGATATAATGGCTTAATTATGCCGTAATTCAAACTATACCCCTATAATCAATTACTCCGGCAGAAGCTGCGTAATCAAATCTATATGTTTCTCCACCTGTTGTTGTTTTTGTTTTATCAAGTGTAACCATAGTTGGGGCAATTGATTCAAGGTAAGTTAATGTATGGAAAAGTTTATCTCCAATTAAATAACAAGTTGTATCACTACCTCCTACTACTGATGACAAAAATCCCCAACTTACTGGATTGATTGTACCACTATCTGCATTTTGAATATTTGTTTTGCCATTTAATGGATTATCGTATCGGTTAGCTGTACTTGGTGAGCCATCTGATTGAAGTATTTTTCGTGCTTCGTAAATCAATGCTGGTGGAACAATTAAATGAGATCCGTTTATAGCACCAATGATTCCGTCATGATCTTTTAATTCAAATAGTTTTTTGATTGCTAATTGTAAGTTAGATTCAGTGAAACCTCCAGTTACAATGTTTGATTGTACTGTTCCAGTTGTACCAATTTTATGATTAGCATTTAAAAGTGATAATCAGTCCCAACATAAAGAAGTCGTTACAGATCCTCTTAATACTTGTGCCATGATATCATCTTTAGTTTGCATCATTCGGTAACCAGCTCGTGAAGCTTCTCGAGTGATAACATCCATGTTATCAAATCGTTTCATTAATTGTGAGTATGGTAATTCTTTTTTGAATACTCGTTGAGAAATCATTAAAGATCCAATTTCATTTAAATCTACTTGTGGGTATGCTGCATTTTCTGAAACTTCAGATAATAATCACATACCAGTGTTTACCGCAAAGAGTTCATCTTTACGTTTAGGAGATGTTACATTGAAGAACATATCCCCTACAGGTTTATACATGTTTGCTCCTGATAGAAATGATTCAAGAACTTTCATATTAGTATTTAAACTCTGATTCGAGGTTAAAGTAGCCATATTATTTTAATTTTAATTTGTAAAAAATTTTAAGTATTATTTTTTTAATACTCTTTAAGTATTATTATCTAAATACTTGATAGTAAACTACTGTACTTGCTCCTGGGTCAGCAGAAAAAGTAAAAGTAATTGTATCAGTCGTTGCGACTGCTTTATTCAAACTTACTGAATTGGTAGAACTAATCATTGTTGCTAAAACTAAATCTGTTGCTAATACACCAGTTACTGTTTGAGCTTTTGAAGTACCTCCACCAGCATAAGCTGATGAACCACTAAAATACATTATTGGTTGTAAAGTACCATTGACATAATATCAATTAAGTGCATCTACCGTAGTAAAATTTGAAGAAGTGACTGCTTGTGTCATATTTCTTTAGGTTAATTGATAATTACTAAGCTGTCCAGAAATTACATCGTAGGAATACTTCACATTCTCCTGTTGTAGAATTATATCCTAGTAATTTTGCAATACCTTTAGTTGCTGTACCTTGATCAAATGTTGCTACACCTGCTGCAGAAACATCTATTGTTCGATTAAGATATAATTGAGACGCTGCTAGTGATCCTTTTGTTAAAGCACCAATTTTACAGTATAATCCCGTTCCTACTGGAATAGTTACTACTACTTCACCATCAACTGATGCTGTTTGTGTTGAATCTCCTGCTGCAATACCGATAAGAACATTGTCAGATGATGCTTGTGCACTATCTGCAATAGTAGTTACATATCCAGCGTTTGAGCCATCAACAATAACTAAATCACCAATTTTGATTGCTTTAGTGTTTGCTTTTACAATCATACCTTTTGAGGCAGTAGCTGGTAAAGGCATAGACTGAGACATTGTCCCTGCAAATGATAAACCGTTTGTTACTGGTTTAATGTTAAAACTTGCCATATTATTTTATTTAATTAATAATGTTAGAAATATTAGATTGACACTGATAATTGACCGTCATCATATGAGACTTTACCACCTAAACTTTGTAGTTTAAATGCTTCTTTCATCAATGATTTTGGGATTCAGGTCATTCTTTCTGTAAATTCGTTTGGAACTCAATCAACTAGTGCTTCAATTTTTTCCTCACCTCTTACCTCAGCCCTTTCAGGTGATTTAAAGGTGGTTAGTTTATCAGGATTTACGATTAGAAGAGCTGATTTTAGTGAGCGTTCATAATCCATACCTGATTTAGCAAATTCGTCTGCTGTTTCCTTTACTTTGAGATATTCATCTTCGTTAAGAGTATTTAATTTAGCAAATTCCTTTGCTTTATATACTTTTTCAAAGTTAAGCTCTTGCTCAACACGAGACAGTATCTTCTCTCATAGTCATTCGATTCTATTAGGTGTTTCCACTTCATTTGATTCCATTGATTTGAGTTCTTCGGGGAATCTTTTTTTGGCTTCATTGTAAATAGCAGGCTTTGACTTTAAAAGCTCAAGTGCTTGCTCTTTATCATCTAAATCCATAATAAGACGAATAGCCTCAGTTGCTTTACTTCATAATTCTCTAGCTGTATTGATGGCTGTTTTAAGTTCATCATTTGCTTTGAGTGAAGGAGCTTCTGGGGTTGGTGTATCTTCTGATGCAGGGAGTTTATCCGTACTATCAGAGACTTGTTCTTGCGATTTTTTTAACTGGTCAAGAGTAAGTAATGTTCAGTCTGAATTGGTCATTGAAACTTCGTTTAAGATGTCTCAATTTTCCTCCAAAGGAACATTGGGGAGATTGTTTTCCATACGTATATGTTAAAGAACTATTATTTCTGTATATAGAATAATCTTATATTTATTTATTGTCAAGTCTTTTTTAATTATTCCCTCTGCCCTCTAATTCTTGAATCATTCTAAGCATATAATCATCATCTACTTCATCACTAGATAAAGTATTTATATCTTCTGGCAAACTTTCTATTTTAGACAAGAGATTATTACTAATATCGTCCACCACACGCAAATAGCCATTAGTATTGCCTCTGTCATATTCTGTTAAATTAGGTGTTATAATATAATTTTCTATACAATTATTACGCAAAGATTGTAACATCTTAACGAAAGCTTTTCCCTCTTGTCTTGACATTAATTTAGTTAAACTTTCAAAATCATTCGAGTTTAGAATTTGTTTCATAATTATAACTTAAATCATAGTAAATATATCTTATACGACGCATTCTTTTTAGTCAAGTTCATTATTGATAACTCATTTATGTAATTACCTATTATACTATAATTTCGATTATCGATTATATACTCTTTTTCTATCATTATTTTATGCTCTTTCTGTTCTCACATAGAGTTATAATCCTCTATTAATATTATTCTAGTGCAATAGTATCAATCAAATTGACATTTAAAATTTTCATGTCAATAAAACATTCATCTGTATATAACAGTATCTCAATAATCTCCTTTATCTCATCTAATTCACACTCAAGTTTCTCATTGATCTCATTTAGGTCATTGTGGTCAAACAATAGTGTCTCATTTATCACCTTTTAATCATTTTTCTCATCTATATCATTGTTTTCATTCTATACTTTCCCCTTTATCACCTTTATCTCATTTGCATTTACTGATAAAGTTATCATCATTTATTAATATTTCTTTAATATCAGATATTACTTTATTAGTATCACAATCTTTTCAATCCTTACCGTTATTACCGTCAATTCAAGGCACTCATTGAATACCTTGAGGTCATCTATATATTTCATCAAGTTGTGTATCAGAATTTCAAGATCGAGCTAGTGAGTGCATATTATTTTCAGATATTATTTGCAGTTTGTGAATTTGCTAGTTGTCATGGTTGGTTTGGTTCTGTCATTGTTGGGCTAGGTATTCATTGTAGGTTTTGTGGTACTTGTCATTGTTGTATTGGTGTTTGCATTGGTACTGCTTTGTTATCATTTTGTGCGTATGATGATTTTAAATTCATTAATGAGTTGTTAAGGAAATTCTCAAACATCATCTTTTGTTGTACATTGAAATTTTTGTATGTTTGTTTATCTTTCTCATCAATGATTATTTGTATATCATCAATTGTTGGTGTTTCTAGTGGTATTGGTTCAATACTTAATGATATAGCCTCAATAGCTTTATCTATATTATCCATAGTGTTTTTATTCAATGTTGGGAATATATTGCGTGTATCAAGGTTAAGTTTTTCAGCCATTGATTTGATCATTGCAAATAAATCAATTTTAGTATTAAGATCAGGCATTATTTGTAGTGTTTGCATTAATGTATTTAAGAAAGTCATTGTATTCTTAATTGTATCCTCATTTTCATCCCCCTCAGTTATATTATCTTTAATGATAATCTTATAATCAACACTAAATATATCTTTAACTAACTCAAACGAATCATTATAATTAGGTGTTTTATCAAATTTAGGTATTCTTGTTCATCTTGATCCTTGTGCAACTTTAAATCCTTCTACATCTACCATGATTGGTTTCTTATTTTTCCTATCTTTAAGCAAGAATTGTTTTAATAATTCTAAAATCATTTCTGTTTCATATCGTACTGCTTCATATTCTTGCATTTTAACCATAGCTTTTAAGCGTTTGGTGAGAATTCTCTCTTTATATGCAGTTTGTGTAGCTAATTGATTAGGATTTGAATATAGACCCCTTGCGTCGTCTCATATCGCTACTGTCATTTCGTCTCCTAGTATATTTCTAAAGTTTAAATAGTTTTGATCAAGGCTTCCTACTTCTAAAGGCATAATACTATCTGATAGTTTACCTCATTTAAGTCCATTAACTCTTAGCATTGCCCCAGGTTGTAATTTTTGTTTACCTGGGTTAAAATCAACATCACCACTAATAAATAAAGGTCGTTGCAATAAGAATTTCATATTCTCCATTGCTAACTGGTTTAATACATCATTATTAATGATAAGATTGTAAACTATTTCTAGTACTCAATTAGCCCACACGCTATCATTACGAGGGTAAAACTTATAATGAACATAAGGTAATTTCTTATGATTGAACTCTAAACGACTATCATAAATTGGAATACCATTAGCACACATAACCATTAGATCTACTTCTTGATTATAGTATGTGTATAAATGGACATATTCACCAGCCGTAAGGGTAGTGTTTTGACTGTTTTCTTCCCAGAATGGCGTAATAACTGCATTATAAAATGATACATCGCGGCTAACCCCAGAAACAAGATCAGTATTACGATATTTAGGATTGTTTCCATAATATTTTTTAAAATAAGATATAGGTATAATTCTATCCTCAGTACAGTCTCTAGCTCTAATATATGAAGCCTCATCATGTAAAGTCAAAGCTGTTTCATCTATAAAGAATCGTCTTGGGTCAACTCTCCGTGTATAGATTTGTTCTTTTAGTGATGCCTTAGGTTTGAAATTACCTTCATCGTCTCTTAAATATACATCAGCATCATCACTCTCATATCCGACATATTTAATTCCGTTACCGAAATCAATACAATCAGTGAGCATTCGTGCATGTTCTGTGTAGTAGTTTCCTTCCCTTTTAAGATAATCAACAGTGTATTCAAGAGCTTGTGCACACATTTGGGATTTATCATCTCATGATTTACCAATAGCTTTTATTTTTACTTTAGCTATATTATCAAGTAACTCAGAATAAAATCGTTGTGATATACCAAAAGCAGTAGGAAACCTAATACCAGCGTTATAATCCTCTCATTTATCAAGTAGTCTTAGATAAGAGTCTTTGAAGTCTTGTAATCTGTTCCACCGTTGTTGCACTCTTACTTTCTTATAGATTTGTTTTACAACTCTTAGTGTGACAAATTGTTGAAGATCTCTGTCTTTATCTGACATTGATCACATCTTTCATTTAGTAGGATTAGATTGGTACATTTGCAATATTTCATCTAAATTTAAATCATCCATATATTTTTTAATTATTTAGTAGCATTAGGGAGAATTTGAAAGGTTTCTTCGAGAGTAGCTTTAACTATATCACGCATATCATCGAATCTATAATCTTTACCTTTCTTTTTAAGTAAATATTTTAAGTTTTCTTTGGTTACATGATTAATTAAACAATACATCCCATAGTCAGATAAGTATTTATATTTATCGTGTACTTGCATATATTATAATTAATAAGTAAATTCTTGGTATCAATAGTTATCCTCATAAATATTATTATCTTGTTTTACGCTATTGTCAAGTGGTACCTTCTCAAATTGCCAACAAACAAGTGCAAGACTCATTACTCTATCATCATGTATATTAGTAGGACTAACTATCTTTATTTTAGTTCACAACTCATTTAGTTCATATCTCATTGCTCTTAACTCATTAAACAACTCCTCATCATTATTTAACCATATTTTACCATTCTCAAGAAATATTTGCAAGTTTCTTAGTAATTGATCCTTACTTTTTTCACTAAATGTAAATGGATATACATTAGGTATCTTACGACTCAAGTAATCATAGAACGGTTGTCCTGGTCATGTTGCATCCATAACTATTTCAGGTTTATCATACCTTCTCCATATAGCCTCTATACGAGCCTCACTATCAGGATATTCACTTCGTCACCATCTTTCTTGTGTTATTACTCTACCAGTATTAGCATTAAGCACTGTTAAAACTGTATAATCTCCACCATGTCAAGCAATATCAAGTCCTATTCTACATTTAGTTCATAAATCATACTCACCTTGATATACTCTACTTTCCAAGTCTCTAAATACTTGTGATGCTCCCTCTAAGAATTTTACCATATATTCCTGATCAAACATATCTTGAGACATTTCTCTTTTTTCTTGTTCTATTACTTCATTGCTCAATACATTCGTTTGAGTACAATCTTTAATCATAACAAACCACCTATCACTTTCCTTATTCTTTTGTATTAATTCCCATGCGTGATTCATACCTTTAGGAGTAAACGAGAAAGTAGCACTACCACCATTCTCAGCTAAGATTGGTCTTAATGTTTCCCAAACTTCTGGTCTTTGTTCAGCATACTCATCAAACTTAATATCAATAGGATTAGTACCTCGTAATCTATCATAGTTCTCACTTCCAACTAATTGTATTATACTTCAATTAATAAGTGTTATATTTAACTCACTAGCATTAACTGATTTAATTATCTGTGGTGGTATATAGTCAAGCATCTTCATACTAGTTCTAGAATCAATTGCATTCCATATAATCTTCTTACACATTTCGTAAGTAGGCTCGACAAAATAATATAATCACATCTTGCTTATAGCTCTCTTAATTGTATCTTGCCATAACATTAATGTTTTACCAGCACGACGATGTAATACAACAATAGCTCTCTTAATTCATCAATCAAGAGAAGCATGATAATCTAACTGATAAGGTCTTGGTGTATACTTATAAGGTATTGTTATCTCCATTTATTTTAGAATAATCAATTACATTAATTGTGTGTGTTACTGTTGCATCAGTCTCTGTCTTTATACTAAACTCATTCTTATTCTTACGCTCTAACCACCATCTACTATTAAACTCATCTTTCTTTTCTATACTATTAATAATATTCATTTTAGCTCTTAATGACGGCGTTTGTTTTAATATTTCTTTCTCTTCAACGAACTCAGGATGTCGACTGCAGAAATCGTAAAATGTTCTTTCCCCTACATTACAAAACAAAAGTGCTTCCTTATCGTTTAAACCCATTGCAAAAGCCTTTTTAAATTCATTTAGTTTATCTTCAGTCATCACTGTTGGCTTTCCTGTCATATATTTTATATATTAATTATATATTTATTAAATATTGCTTCATAGTCAGTATTCTTCTTTATGGTCATTGCTTCCCTATGTAGTTTCTCCAGTATATCTTTACCGTATTCCTCTTGTAGTCTTAGAGCGTATATAGGGTAATTACCTTTTTTAAATACATTACAACCTACACATTGACAATGACAATTTTCTTCGGAATATCTAGTACCTAAATGTGATCTGCTTTCATAGTGTCCACATTGTGATTCACTAGGTTTCATTTGTTTACCGCAAGTATAACAAGTATGATTATCTCTATTCCTTATAAACTTAGAGAATACATTATCAGCTTTATCCCTTATTTTAATAATTGATTTAGTCATTCTTATTAATTAATTTCTCTACCATTATATTGATAATAGTATCAAGTTTATGATCTAACCTTGATAACTCATCAACGATTAAATCCTCTATACGCTCATCGTTTACTTTATATCCATTTTGTATATCTGTTCTCATAATAATTATAATAATTATATTAAATTTTGGAGCGGGTAATGAGATTCGAACTCATGTTAAAGGTGTTGAAGACCCGTGAACTACCACTGTTCTATGCCCGCATTAATTTCCTTTCTTCTTTAAGTATTCAGCTATATTTTTTTATCTCATCATAATCATTGTTTATAATATAATAAAATAACTTATTAATATATTCAGGGGTAACTGTTAATGTGTAAATCTTATTTATTCAATCAATTACTGACACACTTGTTGTTAATACTTTTCAATCTCTTTTAAATGTAAGTATACCATCATAACAGTCACCCTTATAATCTATAATCTCATCATATATTAATCCATTACATATCATAATTGTATCTCTAATATATAAATTATTACCCGTAATGTTTCATTTCATTTATTATTCTTCTTACTACATTACCTATCTCGTGTCTAAAATTATTTATAAAATCAGGTCCGTTACATTCGATTATTTGTTCTACCCTTTTAGCGAATACCGGTGAATTCAAAACATCTTCAACATTAGATTCTTTTTCTTTAAGTTCGAAGTATTCTCTTTTAGCGTCTTGTTCAGAATGATAACCTAAATAATCATCATCAATAGTTTCAGTTAAATTGTGTTCATAGTGTCTATTCATAGTATAAATTATTAATAAATTAATCTACTAACTTTGCTACTCCTTGTTGTATTAAATTTTGTTCTTTTGATTTCTCGTATAGAGTTTTATATATCTTATCTTTAAATTCGTGTGTATCTATATTCTTTATATGATCTAATGGTTTAATATTCATGATTATATCATAAATTTCATTGTTAAACATTCATTTTTCCATTATATTTGTTTTAATTTGTATACACAGTATACATTTTTATTATTTATTGTCAATATCTTTTAAATTAGGGAACAATAAAGAATTATGTATCATGTCATCAAGGATAATTCTCTCTTTTAAATTATCTATAACTTTTTTAATTACTTCATGCTTAATTTTACCATTACATAATACTATTATCTCATCTAAACATTGTTTAAGTATATCAACTTTTAGACGATAATGTCTAAGTTCACCTACACTAGTATTAAATAAGTCCTCATAATGAACTCTCATTTCTTTATTAAATTTAAGAGAAGCTTTTATATTTTTAGTCATATATTTATAAATTAATAATTAAATTCTTATTAAACCCTTATTGTTGAATATTTTATATCCTCATAATAATCTTTATTTTCTCTATACCTTTCATGTTTAAAACATAATTCCCTACATCCTATATAACTATTACCAAACCCTTTTGATTTCTCCCAATCACCAGCTTTCTTATAAGTACTTGTTTGAAAATGAAGTTGTGTTTTATGTTTAATATTACCAAAATTATCTATATAAATAATTTCATTAGTCATTTCCCAATCACTATGTAAGTGTCCCGAACATATAATATCAGCGTCAATCATTGATGATCTACGACTAGCCCCAATTACTCCTTTAGTTACTGGACTATTACCTCCACTACCATGAGTATAATATAAAGTTTTAATATAATTTATATTACCTCTACCAACAATTTCAAACTTAAATTTAATAAACCCTGTATAGTCTCCGATTAATACTTCTCTCCCCTCTAATTTCATTCCTAAAGCAAAGTTATTTAATAAAGATAATTCATGCCTTTGGCTTACACTTATTTCATGATTACCAGTACTAACAAATTTTATATCATAATTTTTAAAGAATCTTACAGCGTCAGCAACAATTGAATCAAAGTAATTACCATTACAATATTCCTTTCGTATATCTTTTTTACCTGTACGAGGATCAAACTTAGCACCCATAGCATCAAATAAATCTCCTATTATAATAATAGGTACTTTTTTTTCTTTTGCATTATCTAAATCATATTTTAGTTTACGCCTATCACAATCAATAGAATCAAAATGTATATCAGACATAACTAATATACTGCTTCCCCCCTTATAAGGAGAAATAATATCCATGTAATAACAATCATTTTTTTTGTACATATAAATAAATTAAAAATAAAATAAATTAATTACCACCATACCTTTTCTCTTCTTCATCACCGATCAATTCTTTATTTGTCCATCTTCCAAACCTCTTTTTACAATCAAGACAATTCCACTCACTAATACCATCATAATTATTAGGACTATCCCAAGCATACTCAACGCCAATTAAATTTTCACTGCCACAGCTAACACATTTTTCAATATATTCCATATTAATTATTTTGTTCTTTTATTATAATATCAAGTATAACCGGATCATGTTTAGAATTATAAACATCTAATCTTTCCATTATAGTATAAAACAAATTTTTTAATGCAATACATTGTGCCTCACAATATTCTAAATTATCATCAATTTCAAATACTTCTTGCACTCTTGTATACCCTTCTTCTTCATCATTATAAACACAATTATTAGAAGAAAGAATAAAACCGTTACTTACCTTTTTAATTTCTAAAGTGTTTTCCATATATAAATTAATTAAAATATTTATTGATAATAAAAATAGCTCCATCAGGATTCTTTCCATGGAGTAAGTATTCATAAGTCCATGCTCTAATCCTCTCAAAAGACTCCTTTATTGATTTATCACCATCTACTTCTTTAACTAATTTTAAATACATTTCTTCACTCCATCCTAAAGAGAAACATAAACTAGGTATAGTTAATGGCATATAGTTTATACCATCCCATCTACCATTATTTATAAACTTCTTTGAATCGAAGTAATCATTGATTGATTTTTCTAATACATTCATATAAATAAAATAATAAATAACTTGATATAAAGTATACACTTTTTTCTATTAAAAGTCAATAAACAAATAAAAAAAACAGCCTATATTACTTAATTCATATAGACCATTTTAATAAATCCACTAGATTCTTTTTTAAACCCATTGTAATTAGTCGACATCATACAACTAGGAGGAAAAATCTTAAACCTTTTCGTGGGAGCTTTTTTCGATAGGGGGTATCTAAACCACTTAAAAGCATAAACCATATATAGTATATAGATATATTTTAAATTGTCAATATATTATTATTAATTTTTCATTTGACTTTATTTCTTATATAGAGTATAATGGTTTTGCGCATATAAGTAATTCAAATTAGATTCTAATATTCTAAAAGCTATTAGATTCTAAAAGAGTTAAAACTCAAATAAACCGACACTATCTTATATGCGCAACAATTAAGAGCTATAGTGTCGGTTTTTTATTATCAATTAATTTAAATTATATGAGGGCACATTCTAATAGAAAAATTTTACTATTATTTGTTGAACAAAATGGTAAATGTTATTATTGTAAAGATGATTTAATACATGATTGTATTAATAATAAAAGTCCTCAAATAGATCATATAATACCAAAAAAAGAATCTATTAATAATTGTATTAATAATTTATGTTTAACTTGTAGTTATTGTAATACAGCCAAAGGTAAAAAAAGTGAATCAGATTTTCTAAAATATATAGAGCCTTATTTATTAAATAAATGTGAAAAAAGAAATTTAAGAAAATATAATTTAATGCTAAATTTAAATAACAATTTTATTAATTAATTTAAAAATATATGTCTATTTTACACAAAGTTAACAAAGAGCGTTGGACAACCATAGACGCTTCTATTATAAATGATGAAAGGTTGTCAATTAAATCATTCGGATTATTAGTCAAGATTTTATCTTTACCAGATAATTGGCATTTCAATGAATCTGGACTACAAACAGTATTCAATATTGGTAAAGATCAATTATCTTCATCACTACACGAATTGGAAGAAACAGGATATTTATTAAGAAAGAAAGTAAGAAATGAAAAAGGTCAATTTGGATTAATAGATTGGTTTATTTCAGAAGAAAGAGATTCTTTACTTTGGAAAAATATTAAAGATGATGATTATCCGGTACAGGAAATACCGGTACAGGATTATCCACTACCGGAAAACCCGATACCGGTTAACCCGCAACTATATAATACTAATATAATCAATACTAAAGAAACTAATACTAATATATTAAATACTAATATAATAGAAAAAAATACTAAAAAAGAAATTACAAGTTTATCAATATTAGAAAATACATCAGAAACACTAAAAAATAAAATAGAAGAATTTATTGAATATAGAAAAGAAATAAAATCACCCCTTAAATCTTTCGGCCTTAAGGCTTTAATATCAAAACTAGATAAACTATCAGGAGGAGATGAAAAAACGAAATTAGACATATTAGACGAGTCTATGGCTAATGGTTGGAAAGGAGTGTTTGAACAGAAAAACTTTGGTAATGGTAAATCTAATGGAATATCAAATTCACAAAAAATGTTTATATTACAGAAACAAGCAGAATTAATGCAGAAAGTTAATAAAGAAATAGAAAGATGGACAGTTGCTGGAGCTGATAATGAATATATTGCTAAAATAATAAAAAAAGATTTTGGTTATTTATTTATAGGATTAGGAATTAAATTTGATTATGATACATTAAAGCCATTTTAAAAAAATATAAAAATACTCTTGACTTTATAAAAATTAAGAGTAAAATGTTATTACTTATTTATTACTTATTTATTTTATGGAAGAAAAAATTATTGAAACAACAAATTATATAAAGAAACGAAAAATTGAACTATTTAATGACCATTTTCAAAAT